AGGAAAGTCGCCCTTATTCCTCTAACCCGATGGCCATAAAAACCTACGCGCTGCTGAATGAAAGTGAAACACACGTGTAATTATTTCACTTTAGCGCTTAAAAGTGAAATTAAAGGCGCCGTATTTCCTTTTTCCTTTTATGCGCCACTAGTGTTGCTTTTTCCTTTTATGCGCCTGTTAGTGTTGCTTCTCATGTTCATTTTCCCCCCCTTTTTCGTCTTGTGCGCCTGTTAGTGTTCATTTTCTCCCTTTTTATGCGCATATTAGTGCTCCTATACACCGTCTTGCTTGCGCTTAGTCAGGAAATCTAATACACTCCGCAAATCCAGTACTTTCAGGTACTTGCGCGTATGCCAAATGTTAAGATTGATCCTGCAAAGGACAAGCCCGTTCCCTACGATCTAAGGAGCGAAAAACCCGCGACTCCACTAGAAAAGCTGGCAGTTGCAGCGAACACCGTCGAACTCCAAGAGGCCCTAGGCTCTGTGCTAGATTTAGATCAGGCAGACCTAGATAAAGAGAAGGCTCTTATAGAGAACGCGGTAAAGAACAAGAAGAGCAAAGACCTCTCCCAGCCCAACACTGCCTTTGCTGCCGCAGCATTCCTACGTACGTATGGTCAACAACTTGCTATGGATGCGGCTCAGGCGCGTGCCGCCATTACGAATAAACTCATGGAACTAGCCAACTGTGGAGACCCGAGATACGAGCTTAAGGCCCTTGAGCTGCTTGGTAAGCACAGCGACATTGGTATCTTTACGGAGCGTAGTGAGATAACCATCAACTATAAGGACCCCGCTGATCTTGAGAACGAGATTAAGGAGCGGGTGAAGCGGTTGCTAAATGCCAGCATAGTTGAGACAGTGTCTCTTGTTGACTCGCTAGACGAGGACCTAGGTGTGTTCGACGCGGGTACTGACGTGCCAGATGACTTAGAGGGTGAGGTTGATGAGTCAGCCTAATCCGTTCGAGAACATATCCCTTAAGGATATACCCAAGATACTACCGATGCTATCCGTGGCTGAGCAAGAGCAGTTGTTAGCCCAGCTCTCACACTTAGAAAAGCTAAAGCACAAGACGCTTGTGCAGGATAAGTTCATTGAATTCGTTAAATATGTATGGCCGACGTTTATCAGTGGTAGACACCATGCGATCATGGCTGAAGCGTTTGAGCGTGTCGCTCGTGGGGATTGTAAGCGCCTCATTATTAATATGCCTCCTCGCCACACTAAGTCTGAGTTTGCTAGTTATCTACTGCCTGCATGGTTTTTGGGGAAGTTCCCCCATAAGAAGGTTATTCAGACGTCACACACCGCCGAGCTAGCGGTAGGCTTTGGTCGTAAAGTGCGTAACTTGGTGGATCAGGACAACTACCACGACGTTTTTCCAGAGCTAGCCCTGCAAAGTGACTCTAAAGCAGCAGGACGGTGGAACACTAACAAGGGCGGAGACTACTTCGCTATCGGTATTGGCGGTGCAGTAACGGGTAAAGGTGCGGACCTGCTCATTATTGACGACCCCCACTCAGAGCAAGAGGCCGCTATGGCCGACAGCAACCCTGAGATATACGACAAGGTCTACGAGTGGTACACATCAGGCCCTCGACAGCGTCTACAACCGGGCGGGGCTATCGTAGTTGTTATGACACGGTGGTCATTGCGTGATTTGACGGCCCAAGTGTTGAAGTCAGCCGCCCAAAGGGGCGGAGAAGAGTGGGAAGTTATTGAATTTCCAGCTATTATGCCTAGTGGAAGCCCCCTGTGGCCTGAGTTTTGGCCCTCAGAGGAGCTAGCGGCGCTAAAAGAAGAGCTGCCGAACGGCAAATGGATGGCGCAGTACCAGCAGCAGCCCACATCAGAGGCTTCTGCGATAATTAAACGTGAGTGGTGGAACGCGTGGGAGAAAGATGACCCGCCAGACTGCGAATTCCTCCTGCAATCTTGGGATACAGCGTTTGAGGCCAACAACCGTGCGGACTATTCGGCGTGTACTACGTGGGGCGTGTTCTTTAACGAGGAAACTAAGGTATACAACCTTATACTAGTGAATGCGTATAAGGGCAGGCTAGAGTTTCCTGATCTAAAGCGCGTTGTTATGGAGCAGTACGACGAGTATGAGCCTGATTCGCTAATTGTGGAGAAAAAAGCCTCGGGAGCGCCGCTTATTTACGAGCTGCGCGCTATGGGGGTCCCAGTGCAGGAATATACCCCTGTGCGAGGTACAACTAACAACCCGAACAACAAGATGGCTCGTTTGAACTCGGTATCTGACCTATTTGCGTCCGGTATAGTGTGGGCACCTGAGAGAGCTTGGGCCGAGGAAGTGATTGACGAGGTTGCTAGCTTTCCTGCGGGGGAGCATGATGACTATGTGGACGCTACAATAATGGCATTGTTGCGGTTCAGGCAAGGTGGGTTCTTAAGGCTACCCAGTGATGAGGTAGACGACTCTCCGGCATATAGAAACCGTAGAGCTGGGTATTATTAAAGGATATTGAGATGGCAATTGAAAAAGGTTTGTACGGGATGCCAGAAGGCATCGAAGAAATGGGTGAAGCCGAAGCCGTAATAGCTATAGATACTATGTCTGACGAGGGTGTCGAGGTAGTGCTAGAAGACGGTAGCGTAGAAATTACCTTTGGTGAAGAAATCGAGGAGATTGACGCCGCCCCGTTTGATGCAAACCTTGCTGACTACTTAGAAGACGGTCAGTTGCAAGAAGTGTCTACCGAGCTTACTGAAGCTATTGAGTCTGATATGTCAGCTCGGCGTGACTGGGCGGATGCCTACGTTGCGGGTCTTGACGTGCTGGGCATGAAGTACGAAGAGCGAACTGAGCCTTGGGAAAACGCCTGTGGCGTGTACAGCAACATTTTGGCGGAAGCCGCCATCCGTTTCCAAGCCGAGGCCATGAGCGAGACGTTCCCCGCTGCGGGTCCTGTAAGAACTAAGATTCTTGGGGAGCCTACCCAAGAGAAAGAAGATGCTGCCTTACGTGTTAAGACAGATATGAATTACGAACTGACTGAGGTTATGGTAGAATACCGCCCCGAACATGAGCGGCTACTGTATTCACTCGGTTTAGCCGGTTCAGCGTTTAAGAAGGTGTATTTTGATCCCAATTTGGGACGTCAGATTGCCTTATATATCCCTGCGGAAGACGTAATTGTGCCCTACGGTGCCTCTAATATTGAGTCCGCAGAGCGCGTTACGCACGTCATGCGCAAGACAAAGAACGAAATGGTTAAGCTACAGGCGGCGGGGTTCTATCGGGACGTGGAACTTGGCGATCCTGTGTCGTTTTTCTCAGATGTTGAAGAAGCTAAGGCTGAGCAGTCGGGCATATCCCTGACCTCAGATGACCGTTACACCGTGCTTGAAGTACACGCTGACCTGAATATTGACGGTGTGGATGGTGCGGACAACGAAGAGTCGTTGCAAGTCGCAAAGCCCTATGTGGTAACGCTTGAGAAGGGTACGGGAGAGATACTAGCTATTCGCCGTAACTGGAACCCTGACGACCCCTTGACACTAAAACGTCAACATTTTGTACACTATGCTTACGTCCCCGGATTTGGATTTTATGGACTCGGCCTCATTCACATCATTGGTGGTTACGCTAAAGCTGGCACTAGTATTATCCGTCAGCTCGTGGACGCTGGAACCCTATCTAATCTCCCCGGTGGTCTCAAATCTAGGGGACTACGAGTTAAGGGCGACGACACACCGATTGGTCCGGGCGAATTCCGTGATGTAGATGTGCCGTCCGGTTCTATCCGCGACAACATTATGCCGCTCCCTTATAAGGAGCCTAGCCAAACCCTGCTTGCTCTTTTGCAACGTATAACTGACGAAGGGCGTCGTTTGGGGGCGATCTCCGACATGAACATCTCCGACATGAGCGCTAATGCTCCTGTTGGAACCACACTCGCTCTACTAGAGCGTGCTCTCAAGCCCATGGCTGCGGTCCAGTCTAGGGTACATTACTCAATGAAACAGGAGTTTAAGTTACTCCGAAGGATCATTGCTGAGTACGCGCCAGAAGAGTATCTGTACGTGCCTGACCGTGGTGAACCTCGTGCGCGACGCGCCGACTACGCTATGGTGGAAGTAATTCCTGTCAGCGACCCCAACAGCAGCACGATGGCACAACGAGTTGTGCAGTACCAAACCGTGTTGCAGATGGCACAGACCGCCCCACAAATCTATGACCTACCACAGCTTCATCGCCAGATGATCGAGGTCTTGGGGGTTAAGAACGCCGACAAGCTTGTACCTATTGACGACGATATGAAACCGGCTGATCCAGTTAGCGAGAACATGGATGCGTTAGTTGGTAACCCTGTCAAAGCGTTTATGTACCAAGATCATCAGGCGCACATCGCTACGCACCAAGCCTTTATGCAAGACCCCATGATTATGCA